TATATGTGTAAATACTATAACCCATATTTTTATACAACGGCTGAAGAAAACGCTTCTGATGAGTTTGAGATGAAGAATATATATGATAAAGAAGATTTTTTTACTTTTCAGATTTTACATAAAAAAAGAGTAGTAGCTGAGAAGATTTTTTCTGGTAATGACTACCCTCCAAAAGTCAGATATGATGTTGATATAAGAAAAATTTTACCAGTAATCACCAATCAGGTACAACAGGGGTTAAGTCATAAAAATTATACGAAAAAATATTGTGATTATAACTTAGAGAGCATATTTATTAATAAGTAAACTAAAAAGAGTTATGGATAAAAAAGAAGTTAAAGACTTAGGTTATTTAGGTTATAGTTTTCAGATTAAATTAGTTAAACAAATGATAGAGGATACTAAATTTTCAGAAAGTATCATAGACATCATTTCACCGAATTATTTTGACAACGAGTATATCAGATTGATTATTGCTAGTGTTAAGGATTATAAGGATAACTATGAAACTATTCCTACATATGAAACCATAAACCAGATAATTAAAGCTGAAGTTCGAAGGGAAATTGCTAGAGAGTCAGCTTTAGAAATGGTAAAAGAAGTTATTAATTCCGATAGTAAAGACTGTTTACATACACAAGAAGTCGCTATTAAGTTCTGCAAACAACAAGAACTTAAGAAGGCTAATCAAAAGATTCAGAAAATATTAGATACTGGTGATTTTGATAGATATGAAGAGTGTGAAGAGATTTTAAAACAAGCTTTAACTATTGGTGATGTTTCTGATAATGGTATCGATGTATTTCACGCTATAGAAGATGTATTAAGTGATGATTTTAGGTCACCTATACAAACCGGTATAGTAGGATTAGATAATCTAATGGATGGTGGTTTATCTAAGGGTGAGTTAGGTGTAATTTTAGCACCTTTTGGTGTTGGTAAAACAACATTGGTTACTAGAATGGCTAATACTGCTTATAACTTAGGTTACAATGTGGTTCAGATATTCTTTGAAGACAATCCCAAAGTTATACAGAGAAAACATTTGACTTGTTGGACTGAAATACCTTTAAGTGACTTAACTGAGAATAAAGAAGAGGTAAGTAGAATCATACCTACTCTTAAAAATAAAGAAGGGAATCTAATATTGAAGAAAATGGCTAGTGACGGAACCACTATCCCTCATATTAAACAATACCTTAGAAAATTAACATCTAATGGTATGAAACCAGATATTGTTTTTGTAGATTACATTGATTGTATAGCACCTACAAAACAATTTAAGGATGAGTGGTCTGGTGAAGGTAACGTTATGAGACAATTCGAAACTATGATATCTGAATTGGACATTGTTGGTTGGACTGCGATACAAGGAAATCGAAGTTCTATTGGAGCAAATGTCGTACAAGCGGATATGATTGGTGGTTCGATTAAAAAAGGACAAATCGGACATTTTATCGTTTCAGTTGCTAAAACATTAGAACAAAAAGAAGAGGGTAGAGCAACTATGGCGATACTTAAATCTAGGTTTGGTAAAGATGGGGTAATTTTTGAAGATATTTTATTCGATAATGGTACATTAGTTATAGATACTAATGATTCTAGTGACGTTTCATTTTTAGATTTCGATAAAGGAGTCAAAAAAAAGGATTCTAATTTTATAGCGGAAGTTATAAAGAAAAAACGAGAGACTTTAGGGGGTGGATAACTAAATAGGGTTATTTTAACTAAAAGAAGTGGTTTACTTATGTGAACCGTTAATGGAATCCCCACCTTAAGATCTAAATAAAAACACAAAAAAAAAATAAGTATATGGACATAACAAATAAAATATTATCAGATATTACAGTGTATATGAAATACGCTAAATATCTACCCGAATTGAATAGGAGAGAGACATGGGAAGAATTGGTAACTAGAAATAAGAATATGCACATTAAGAAATATCTTGAATTAAAATATGAAATAGAAGAAAAGTATAAATTTGTATATGATAAAAAAGTTTTACCATCTATGAGGTCTATGCAGTTTGCTGGTAAATCTATTGAGATATCACCTAATAGGGTTTATAATTGCGCGTTTTTACCGATTGACTCTATTGAGTCTTTTAGTGAAACAATGTTTCTTCTTTTAGGTGGAACGGGTGTTGGGTACTCTGTACAAAAACATCATGTTGATAAATTACAACCAATTAATAAACCTTACACTAAAAGAAAAAGAAGGTTCTTGATCGGAGATTCAATAGAAGGTTGGGCAGATTCAATAAAAGTCTTAATGAAGTCTTATATTGGAGATAAAAGAAGTTCAAGTATTGAGTTTGATTTTTCAGATATTAGACCAAAAGGAGCTAGGTTAGTTACTTCTGGTGGTAAAGCACCGGGACCTCAACCTTTAAAAGAGTGTATTGTTAAAATAACTGGTATATTAGAAAATAAAAATGATGGAGAAAAATTAACAACTCTTGAAACACACGATATAGTATGTCATGTTGCAGATGCAGTATTAGCTGGTGGTATTCGTAGAGCAGCATTAATTAGTTTATTTAGTGCTGATGATGACGAAATGATTGCTTGTAAATCAGGAAACTGGTGGGAAACTAACCCACAAAGAGGTAGATCAAACAATTCAGCGGTTCTTATACGACACAAAATTACTAAAGACTTCTTTATGGAGTTATGGAAAAGAATTGAACTGTCGGGTGCTGGTGAACCAGGAATTTATCTATCAAACGATAAAGAATGGGGTACCAATCCTTGTTGTGAGATTGCATTAAGACCTTTTCAGTTCTGTAACTTATGTGAAGTAAACGTATCCAACATAGAATCTCAAACTGATTTAAATGAAAGAGTTAAGGCGGCAGCGTTCATAGGGACGTTACAAGCTGGTTATACAGACTTTCATTATCTTAGAGAGGTATGGCAAGAAACTACTGAGAAAGATGCTTTAATAGGTGTTTCTATGACTGGTATTGGTAGTGGTATTGTATTAGGATATGATTTAGAAAAATCTGCTGATGTTGTAAAGAGAGAAAATAGTAGAGTTGCTAAGTTAATAGGTATTAGAAAGAGTTCTAGATGTACAACAGTTAAACCTGCTGGGACAACATCATTAACATTAGGTACATCATCTGGTATACATGCTTGGCACAATGATTATTATATTAGAAGAATTAGAGTTGGTAAAAATGAATCAATTTATAAATATTTAATTGTTAATCATCCAGAATTATTAGAAGATGATTTTTTCAGATCTCATGATACTGCTATAATCACCATTCCACAAAAAGCACCAAAAGGTTCTATATTGAGAACAGAGTCTCCATTTGATCTTTTAGAGAGAGTTAAGAAAGTTGCTACTGAGTGGGTAAAAAGTGGACATAGAAACGGTTCTAACACACATAATGTTTCAGCAACTATATCTTTAAAAGAAGAAGATTGGGAATTAGCTGGTGAATGGATGTGGACAAATAAAGAACATTATAATGGATTATCTGTATTACCTTACAACGGTGGTACATATACACAAGCACCTTTCGAAGATATTACTGAAGAAAAGTATAATGAAATGGTAAAACATTTAAATAACATTGATTTATCTCTAATAGTAGAAGAAACTGACGAAACCGATTTAAGTGGTGAGTTAGCTTGTGCTGGAGGAGCATGTGAAATTAAATAGTGATGTTAGTTAAAGAAGATTGGATTTACGATTTGTATGTGAAGGAGTTTATTAAACATAAACACCTTCCTACAGATTTTTATTATAGTAAAGACGGAATAATGGTTATGACTGAAGACTATCATAAGAGGAGGGGTAGTTGTTGTGGTAACGGATGTTTACATTGTCCATACATACCCAAACACCAAAAAGGTGCTACAAATATCAAATAATTAAAAGTCAGAGAAATCTGACTTTTTTTATTATTACCCTTTCCTTCCAAAAAATAAATAATAGAATATTTATATATACAAATGGCAAAACAAAGGTTTATAAATATAGATTTCCCTTTTAAAGATAGCCCCGAAGGGTTTTACTTTAATTTAAATGCAACTGATGCAGATGCTATTAGGGCAGATTTATTACATTTATTATTAACTAATAAAGGAGAAAGATTATATTCTCCAGATTTCGGAAGTGATTTGAAAAAGTTTATTTTCGAACCAAACGATAGTATTACTCATGAACAAATAAAAGATAATTTGAATGAGACAATTAAAAGATATATGCCAAATCTAATAATTAACGATATTACATTTAATAACGATTCTGTTGAGGAATTGATAATAGTGAAACTAACATATACAGTGACAGATGGAACTTTTAAAAACAGTGATTCTGTAACTTTAACATTTTAAAATATGGCAACAAAGAAGATTGATTATAATGCTAGAAATTTTGCAGACGTAAGACAACAATTAATAAGTTTTATACAACAATATTATCCGGAGATTTTTTCAGATTTTAATGATGCGTCTGTTGGTATGATGTTATTGGAATTAAACGCTGCTGTTGGGGATATGTTATCTTTCCATACTGATAGGATGTTTAATGAAACACAAATCAGTTATGCACAAGAAAAGTCGTCTCTTTTAGAAATAGCTAGGACTTTTGGTTTAAATGTACCGGGTAAGAGTCCAAGTGTGACAATAGTTGATTGGACTGCTAATAATATTCCAGTAAATGGTGACACATTTGATATCCAATACTTACCTAAGATATTGAAAGGTGGACAAGCTACAGGTGCTGGTAAGGTATTTGAATTGTTAGAAGATTGTGATTTTACATCTCCATTCACAACTGGAGGGATACCTAATAGACAAGTTATCCCACAAATTGATGGTAGTGGACAAATACAAAGTTATAGTATTAAGAAAAGAGAAATTGTAGTCAACGGATTTACTAAGATATATAAAAGATTAATTAATACTGAAGATTATAAACCGTTTTTAGAGGTTGTATTACCAGAAAACAATGTATTGTCTATAGAAAATATAGTAACGATGGAAGGTACTAATTTAACAAGTTTACCAACACCTACAGACTTTTCAGATTTCGATAAAAACTGGTATGAGGTACCAGCTTTAGCACAAAGTGAAATTTATGTGGAAGATTCTAACGCTATATCTGATCAAGATGGTGTAGTGGTAGGTAAATGGAAAAACTCCCCACAAAGATTTGTTAAAGAATTTACAGACAAAGGGTTTTGTAAAATTACTTTTGGGGCTGGAGATTCTGACGTATCAGATTTAAATGAATTTGTTGGTTGTAGAGGACAGATTGATAGAATTGGTAAAACAATTAATAACCTATCTTTAGGTGCCATACCAAAACCAAGTCAAACTATGTTTATTAAATATAGAGTGGGTGGAGGAACAGCATCAAACATTGGTGTTAATACATTAACTAACTTAGGTTTGGTAGATGTGATAGTTAACGGTTCGGATCGTAATATTAATAGAATTGTTAGAGATAGTATTAGTATTAACAACCCTATTCCGGCTTTAGGTGGTAAAGAATCACCATCTGTTGAGGAAATAAGAAATTTAGTTAGGTATAACTTCTCCGCTCAGGATAGGTGTGTAACCATAAAAGATTATCAAAGTAGAGTACCATTAATGCCTGGAAAATTTGGTGTACCATTTAGAACAGGTGTTTGGGAAGAAAGAAATAAAATTAATGTTTCTATATTGGCTTTGGATTCTGATAGTAAATTAACTACACAATCAACATCGGCACTTAAACAGAATATAGGCGAATATTTAGCGGATTATAGAATGATAAATGATTATATAACCATAAAAAATGGTAGAGTTATAAATTTAGGTATTGAAGTTGACTTATTTATTGAAAAATCAATACCTAAAGGTGATGTAATTAGTAATGTGATAACCACAATAAAAGAATATTTAGATATTAATAATTGGGATATGGGTGATAATATTTATCTATCTCAGTTAATAGAAAATGTTAATAGTGTAGGTGGTGTATTAAACGTAACAGATTTAAGGGTTTTTAATAAAGTAAATGAAAATGGAACATACTCACTGAATGAGATTGCTCAACCATATGTTGATGCAGATACAAGACAAGTGGATTTATTAGGTAAAAATACTCTATTTGGTGTACCTAACGGAATGTTCGAAATAAAATATCCCAATAAAGACATAAAAGTTACGATTTCTACGTCATAGTAATTACTTTTTAAAAAAATAAGTTACTTTTATAGAAAAAAATAGAGTTATGGGATGTAAAACATGTAAAGATAAGAAAGGACCTACACAAAACGGTGTGGGCGGTAAAAGAGATGTGGTAGATAATAAGGACACTATCAGTCTAATACCTGAAGAAATAGCTAACGGTGATTTTAGTGGTAATTTTTTATTTAAAGTTGTAGCTTTCACCGTAATGATATTCGCGATACCACTAATTATTGTCGTTTTAATTGGGAAAATGTTTTTCACTTTCTTTATGCCTAAATCACTACCAAAAGTTAGTAAAAAAGTAAGTGGTTTATTTATGGGTATCATTAAAAGATATGGTAACTTTTTAGCGGCTAAAGAAGTTCGAAAAAGAAAGAAACAATTCGAAAAAAATCAGGGATATGAAGAGGGAAGTGAACTAAACGATATTGAAGATTATAGTGATATAAATGTTCATAAAAAAAATAATGAAAAGGAATAAATAGAACTTAGATGTCTAAATCGTATAGGATTAGAACTACACCGGGTGAAGATAATGGTTATTTAAAGGTTAACGTTGACCTTAATCAAAACTATGATCATTTAGAAATTTTAAGTTTAAAGATTTCTCAAGTTGACGAGTATCAGAATTATTGTTCTGATTATGGTGTAATTGCTGGTAGGGTTGACATAAATAACGGTTTCGGTGTACCTAACGTTAAAGTATCTATATTTGTACCTGTTGAAGAGGTTGATTTAGATAACCCAATTATATCTAAGTTATATCCATACGAAGATCCATTTCCAGATAAAAAGAATGTTAATGGGATTAGGTATAATATATTACCTAAAAATAAACAAAGTTTAGATCACACACCTGTAGGGACATTTCCAAAGAAAAGGGAAGTATTAGACGACGCTACTACTTTAGAAATATATGAAAAATATTATAAGTACACCACTACTACAAATAAATCTGGAGATTATATATTATTTGGTGTTCCATTAGGTGAACATTATTTACATTATGATTGTGATATTAGTGATATTGGTTTCATTTCTTCTAGACCATACGAAATGATATCTGAAGGTTATAGTGAAGACTTATTTGATGGTAAATTTAAGTTTAAGGGTGGTAACAATTTAGATAGTTTATCTCAGATATTTTCACAAAATATACCTATTACAGTAGAACCTTTTTGGTGTGATAGTTTAAGTGTTGGAAGTCCACTTGGTATTAATAGAAGAGACATTTCCATTAATTATGAAGTTACACCCACAGCTATTTTTATGGGTAGTATTTTTTCAGATGATGAAAAAGATTCATTAAACAAAAATTGTAAGCCTGGTAGACAGATGGGTAAGATGAATGAGGTTATCACAGGAAGTGGTAAAATTGAATCATTACGAAGAAATGTTGATGGTGGTATAGAAAAATTTAATTTTAATGATAATTCTATAGATGAAAATGGAAATTGGTCAGTATTAGTACCAATGAACATTAGAAAAGTGGTAACGGATGAATTTGGTAATTTAGTACCTAGTCCTGATGGGATAGCTGGTATCGCTACAGAAGGTGATTATAGATTTAGAATATCTATGGATGCTTCTGATACTGATAAGAGATTAAGACAAAGGGCTAAATTTTTGGTTCCTAACACAAATAATAATTTTAATTTCGATGAGTACTCACAAGATGAATTAAGAAACTCAACCGATTTTACGGTTAATGAACAATTATCTACTATAACTGATGGTACACAATATGAAAATGACATAACCAATCAATATAACTACCTTGAAGAATTTTATCCATTTAGATGGAAAAAGGTATATACCGTTAAACAATATATTGGTAGGATGCAAAAAGCGAATGGTAATGATGAAGCCAGAGGTTTCATTGGTATAAAAGACATTATAAATGCTGAAGGGGTTAACAAGTTTCCATCCAATAGATTTGATACCTCAATACACCCAGTATATAGTATTTTATGTATATTATTAACATTTGTGGGACATCTCATTGGATTTGTTAATGGAATATTAATGATGTTTAATGGGTTAATAACTGAAATATGTCAGTTTAAGTTTCCCGTTAAAATTGCGTTTCAATTTTGTATTAACATTGGTCCAGGAACTGGTGTTTGTAATAAAGGTTATAAGGATAGGTGTGCCGATACTTATGGTGTCACTGACGGCACTTGTGATAAGTGCAGATGTAACTCCTCAGGAAATCAAGAGGCAGAATTTATAGTAAGTATAGGGTGGAAATGTTTATTTGGGGGTATAATATGTCAAAATTGTAACACCCTTTGTAAAAATCAAGGGGATTTTATGGGTAATCCGGGTGAAAATAAATTTAGGTGTTGTGGGTGGTTTTTTAGTAACGGAACCGCAAACAAAAACCCCGATCAATATCCTTGTAAACAAAATGAACAAAGTCCCCCAAATGGTATATATTTAGATTGTAATGATGCTACAAACCCCCCAAGTACCACACCAACAATGAATAATCCTTCTTTTCTTACAACTTATAGAAATTGTTCAACACCGAGTTGGTCTCAATATCCAAGCGGAAACGAATGTGGGGATGATAGTTATTACGACTCTCCTTGTGGTGCAGGAACGATAGCTTTCACACAACCATCAGAGTTACCAAGTCCAGCTTGTTGTCCATGGTGTTGTATTAAAATACCGTTAATACCACTTAAGTGTAATGAAGAAGGTAAATCTGAATCTGTTACGATACTTTCTAGTCCATTTGGACCTACAGACTGTAATAGAAGATACGCCAAACCAGGTGGGTGTGTTAATTGTGGTGGTTACCAAACACAAGTGATAAAAGATTGGGTATCTTGTTTATTGGAACCAGTCGCAGTTTTCTTAAAAATGTTAAAATTTGATTTTTATAATGATTGGGTAGGGGGGTCACTATATTTTCCACTTATTAAAAGAAAATACAAACTTAAGAAAAGAGGTAGAAAATTCGGACAAATCAAAAAGGATAAGTTTTGTGATTTCGATTGTTACGATAAAGAAGAACCGGGTGATTTTCAAGGGGACGATACCTACCAACAATGGAGAATCAAGGTGAAAGACGTGATTGGTACAAATCCAACTATTACAGTAGATGGTTGTACGGCTAAAGTTAAAGGTAAAAGGGTTACTAATTGGTATGGGACAGTGGACAATGATGATCAAATATATAACTTAAATTTAGCGGTTAAAGAACTTACTTTTGGGGGTACAGATACAAACTCTAATGATTGTAATATTAAGTTTGCAACTTGGGATGATTTTACTACCACCTTTACCTCATCTATAGATTATGAAGATCAATCAAAAGAGGTTGCCACTGAACATGGTAAACCAGAATATATAGAAACTGATGATGGTTTCGGTAACAGTACGTGGAAAAATATAGGTGGTCATGGTCACCATAAAAATAGTTGTGATAACACTAATATGGTTGAACGAAAAGAGTTCTTTAAAACTACGTTAGATTGTTTGGGTCCATTATTAGAAGAACCACCAGGTGATGCAATAATTCAAGGGTTAACTACTAATTATTCAAACTTACCATGTAATGACCCTAATGGCGCTCCAGGCGCACCCCTACCACCATACTTAAAATGGCAATACTGTTTAAATAATGAAAAGGATACAAGGTTAAAGGTTGGTCAGGTTCCATTTAATGGTGGTGGACCACTTAATGCACCAACTTCCCCTTCGTACGCCAATCCTGCCGGTATATCAAGAGGTTTCTGTATCGCTGGTTGTGATCCAGATTGTGGTAGTAATGGGGTTGCACCTTGTAAAAAAACAAATGAAACACCAATTGGTCACTATAATGAACAGACTATAAGACATGGTTTAATTTCTTGGTATAACGAAGAAATATATTACACACCAAGAATTAAAGAAAGTGATTCAAGATTTAACCCCAACGAGTATAAGGGTAATTTATTATTACCAACAACCATATTAGAATTGGGTAGTAGCGTATATTGTGATATTGATGATGTACCATTTATAATGGATCAATTACCACCAACAACATTCGCAGCTAGTTTTGAAGATATGAAATATAAGTTGGGGGCATTGGGATCACCTTTCCCTATTGATCAAGGATTTATAGATGATAACAACTTACCTGATAGTCTTATCGGAGAGTCCGCTGAAATACAACCAATAATAAGTTATGACGATAAAAAAGATAGTTCGTTAAATCTTAGAGCATATGCTGAATTTAGTTGTGTATCTGTTGTTTGTGCAAATACTTCCGCAGCGGTAAACCAATCACAGTTAGGTGTGGAAATAATTGATAAGAATGATATTGGAATTGAAATAGGTAATTGTTTTGTTAGATTTGAACATGATACAGATTTAAGGGAATATTTTTGTAAAAGGTTTAACGGGTATAGAAGAAACGGTGATGTATCAAACTCCCTATCCTTTCACCATACAAGACCAGGATCAATTGAATTCGATAATGTATATGGTAGTTATCCTGAAATTACATTGACACAAGGGTATAATTTATTATATGAAACACCCGAAGGGGCAATAACACCCGAAGGGGAAATAATATTATCAGAATATAACGATGGTGATTCATTTATTCCTGGTGACGGGTGTGGATACCAAAGAAAAGATAATGGTAGTTCATCATATAACAAAACTGATTATTTCTATGGATTAGCTCCGGGACAAACATCTGGATTTATAAACTACCCTAATTATGATACTGTAGACAATGCTGGTGGTACTATTATTTTTGGAGACACCGCTCAAGGTGCGGATGGAACAGATGAAATATTTTCAGGAACTTCAGGAAGTTATGAAGATGACGATAACAATGGTAGTGTTGACGTTAAGGGTGTAAGACATAACAGATCTCAAACACCATATTTCCTATACTTTGGATTGGTTCCTGGAAAAACCGCATTAAATAAAGTTGTTGGTAAATTCTTTGGTGATAAGATAAACGCTGTTACATTAGAAGGTATTGGTGCATCACCTGATGATGTATCTCAAAACATTAATAATCAGAATAATCTAAAAAATGGTGAAGAAAACCCATTTACTACGTTTAGAACTTGTTTGGGTGATACATTGATTGATACTTCAATAGTTGGTGATCCTATCATTGGTGGAGGATCTGGTGGTTCTGGATCTGGTGGTTCTGGATCTGGTGGTTCTGGATCTGGTGGTTCTGGATCTAACCCTGTTAATATTAGCATTGGTACACAACCTATAGTTCTAACACCATATAATGGTATCACAACAATGAATTGTAGTAGTACTCAGATTTTAGCTGGTACCGTAGAAGTAATATCTGCAGCAACCCCGATAAATATTACGATATATGGGGGTAGTGGTAATAATGGAATTGTTACTGCGAATTGGGGAATGGCATTGTACGACAACTCTACCCCAACCCCTATGGTGATCAATAATTCAGATGTATCAATATCAGACTCAACAACGAATTATGATAATAACACAAGTTACACCATCAACGGTAGTGTGACTATAGATATTGAAATATTATTTACTAATACTGGTACCTATAATTATTGGTTGTCGTACATTTGTGAAACCGGAAACCAAAATGGAGATATAACAATAAGTGTTTAATATATTTATATATAAATGGATAAAACAAATAAAATATTATTAAATAAGGAAAGGACATATAACTCCGTTAATGTTAATAGTCAGTTACAAATAGGTATTGA